TGAAAACACAAATCTCCTGTATCAAGTATGGCTGACTCTACTCAGATGATGTAGAATACCATAGTTTCGCCCTTTACGGGCGAATTATGACCTCACTATCTAGATGATATTAAAACGCACTTCGTGTTATCTATTAAAAAGACAACTGTAGTTTGAGCGATAAGCGAAAACTAATTGTAACGAAGTTACAATTCTAAAGATAACTAAATATATTAATATTACGCGCCGGAGAGTAAGATGAAAGTCTATGATATCATAAGTGAGGACACAGACGTTGCTGAAGCACCTGTAGGAATGCTAAAACGAGCTGGGCAAGCAATTGCAGGTAAGGTTAGTAAAGGAGCAGCACGGTCTGGAGAAGTTTCTAAAGAAGCGAACGAAGTTTTTAAAGAAATAAAAATAAAGCTGCAAAAAGGCGGAGGATATGATCTTAATAATCTTCCGGTAGGTAAATTTAAAGAATTTATGCAGGCAAAAGGTTACGATACAGGCCTGGATCAACAGATTAATAAGTTTACAGACGCTAGTGATCCCGAATCTACACTTGATAAAAAACAGATAGAAAAAATAGTGTTAGCACAAACACAAGAAGCTTCTACTACTGCTGGAAATATCAGCAAAGGAAAATTTGGACAAAAAGGCGGAAGTAGCAGTCAAGGAGGCTCTGCAGCACAAGGCGCAAGCAAAGATCTTAAAAAAGTAGCACAGGCAGTGCAAAAACTCTCCGCTGAAGAAAAACAGAGACTAGCAAAGCTAATTCAATGAATGTATTTGAAATTGTATCCTACGACTGTAAATCCAAACATTATCTAGCAGAAGGATGGCAATCTCTTACTGAATCTCAGAAGAGAGTAATTAACGAGTGCGAACGAGAACTATGGCCTCTTATGGAGGAACTAACAGCTCTGCTTGAGCAGAGGCTGAAACCTGAGCAAGTAGAAAAACTGTTTACTGCTGCTGAAGAACAAAGCGCTGACAAACTTACCAAAGGAGGTAAGGCAGCCAAAGGTGCAAAAGATGCTGCAAAGCTAGGCGCTGACACAATAAAGAAAGTAAATCAAAAAATAAATGATTTAGGCAAAAAACTTCAAGACACTGAACCTGTTAAAAATCTAGACGCTCAGATAGAAAAACTCAAACAGGATATCAAACAGAAAGCCGGCGATGACAGCAAAATAATCCAGCAGGTTGAAAAATACGGCAATTGGGCAAAAGAAAATCCTGGCAAATCAGCATTTGTAATCGGCGTGCTAACTGCTGCTGCTGCTTTTGCAGGAGGACCTGCCGGCGGTGCTGCTGTTGGGCTTGTACTTCGTTCTGCAAATGAAATGTTAAAAGGCGAAAAAGCTTCAACTGCTGTAGGCAAAGCAACTAAAACAGCAGCAGTAGGCGCACTTGCAGGTATGGCATTTGATGCAATTGGAGATTCTGTAGTTGATAACATTGCTGCTGCCGGCGAAGACGATCTAGAAAGCATGTTGCAAAGTTTTGATGAGGCAAATCTAGAATCAGCCATGGATGGAATACCTCCTGAATATGCTAGTTTGGTAGACGAATTAGAAGGTGCAAGAACAGTTAGTATAAGTGGAAATGTAAACAACTTCATTTACTCCTACGATGTTGTTTTGCCTCCAGATCTGTACGAACAGTATTCTCAATTACAGAATTCTGTGCAAGAAGCAATGAGCGAGTCTGGGTCATTTTCTGATGAAGCAATGGCAGAAACTGCTAAGTTCCATGATTTCATGGCAGAAGTTCAGAATGATCCTATGCAACAACAGTATAGAGGTGCTCTAGCAGCTCTAGAAGCAGCAGAATCTCAGGCTGAAAATTTGACACCTGAGCAGTTGGATGATCTAGTATCCGGCATAGATAACCTTGAAGACAAAGTAGACGCTTTGTCTAATGCCGATGCAGCGATTGCATCTGCAGTACAAGCAGCAACACAAGAAGCTACTGCCGCTGCAGATAACGCAATCAAAGCATCTCCTGTAAAATCTGATGACGAAAAACAATCCGAATCCATACGCGAAGATCTAAAAAGCAAAATCAAAGGTGCTGCTAGCAATGTAAAAAAACAGGCAACACAGGCAGTTACCAAACAAAAGCTAATGAAAGCCTGGCAGAAACAAGGCAAACCACTAGACTATGGATCGATAGTTAAGATAATGCAGAACCAAGGTCTGAACACAGACGAAATATCAAATGTCAGTCAAGCAGCTAAGGTAGAATTGCCTGTTAAGTCACAAGAGAAAGGAGTTAAACCTGGTCAAACTGTCCAAGGTCCAGAAGGCAATGATTACGAGTGGAAAGGTGCGCAATGGGTAAACAAATCTACCGGTCGAGTTGCTAAAAAACAGGTAGCGCAAGAGCTTACAAAATCAGCAAAAGGTGGCAGTCAACCACAGTCTTCCTCAGGAAAAGCATCTAGTGCCGGAGAACGCACAGATTCCGGTGTGAATATAGATGATCTTGCAAAAGAAATCAAGAAAAGAGGATTGTCGGACGAAATTAGAAAACTTCTCTAGAAAAAAGGCAATCCCGATTTTTTCGTAGTTTCTAGATTTTCTTTTATTAGTTCAGATATAATTTCTCTATCTTCGTGTCCTAACAAATACGTATCTTCAAGACTAAGACTGCCTCGCATATACCAGCACATTTTATATAGACTATATTTGAAGTTTTTAATTTCTTTATCTAACGAGTCTACTTCCTGTAAAATCTCGTCAGTACTCCAGGTCAGGATTTTTGTGCGAAAAAATTTGATTGATCAAACATAATTGGAACTTCGAATGACACAGGCGCACCTTTGTCAATGTCCTCTTGTTCTGTTTTTACAGTCATAGGTTTGACGGAGAATTTTTGTTTTTGTTTTTCTATATGCTCTGTTATTTGGGTATAGAACTTCTGCTCTGCATTCTCAATAAACTCTTTGATATGTGCAGGATCAGTAACCGGTTCTGTGCCTACATCTATCTGTCTAATACTGGCAATAATTAAACCTACTGTAAGTTCTGTAAGTTTATTAAAACTCTTATTGAAAAGTGCAAGTTTTTCGTTTTCCGAAAGTTCGTCATTGTTAACTAGCTGGAATACTCTCTGTTCTTCAAAAGTTTTTAGAGCACTTTGAGTAAACTGCTGATAGGTTAAAGGCTGAAGGTAAATTACCAAATCATCTATCACAATTGTGTCTTCGAAAGTGTTGTTTATTAGACTTTCTAAGATATTTCTTAAATCTACTTCGTAAGTGCGTTCTTCGAGCGTGTTTGGAATTTTTGTGTTAATTTCCATCTTTTCGCCATACGTTGCAATTCGTATAGCAATTAGTGCAGCGTCGAGATCGAGGCTGGGCATGTTCCAAGCATTTTTTATGTTAGGAATACAGCTCTGAATTACATCTACTGTTGCCTGGCCGTTTAGCAGAGCATCCGGAGTCTTAAAAGTAATTTCGTCTTTTGCAGTCATTGCAAACACAGGCAGTTCATTCGTTTCAGGCATCTCAATACTGCCTGGCGGATAAAATTTTCCTCCGCTAGGCAATGTCAGATAGATCTTAGGCTGTCTGAAGTGACTCTGAAGTGGATTATTTGACATCTACTGCTCCGATAAATAATATATAGATATTTATATCGCCTTTATTTGGAAATAAAACAATATGGCTACAGTTACAGGAACTATCGGCGACGAAAAAGTCGTTCTTAATAATGCTGCTACAGAAGCAACACTGGAATTGCTGCTGAAGTCAATAAAAAATATTCCTGGTGCTTCCCCTGCCGATAAGAAAAAGGCCCAACAAAATACCGAAGAACTTGCAAAATCAACAAAAGACGCTTCAGGAGAATTAGAAGAACTTGCTGATTCTGCCGACGAAGCAGGAGGCGCACTGTCTTCGATAGGTAGCGGGTTAAAAGGATTCGGAGGCGCCATAGGCGGATTTGCAGTTGGCATGTTTAATGCCACTTCAAAAATAACAGATCTAGCTGCAAGCGCGATGACTGGTTCTGACAGACTTTCTGATCTTACTTCTGGCATTCCTATTATCAGTCAAATTACCAAAGCGCTTGATGCCAATCTCGATGTTTACAGACAGGTATCATCTGTCGGTGCTACATTTGGCAACTCTATGGCCGATATGAGAATTGCTGCTGCAAGATCAGAAATGTCTCTTACAGGCTTCCAGTCTATGATTTCGGACAATGCAGAAAGCATGGCAGTGCTAGGCGGCACAGTGTCCGATGGTGCATCGCGGTTTGGAAGACTTAGTCAGGAACTAAGAACCAGCGACGTAGGACAACAGTTTATGGGCATGGGTATGACCATGGAAGATCTAAATGAAGGCATGGCTGATTATATTGATCTACAAGCTCGTCAAGGCAGAATTGGTCAAATGACTGACCAAGAATTAAGAGAAGGCACACAAGGTTATATTAAAGAACTAGATAAGCTAGCAAGAATCACAGGAAAAAGCAGAAAAGAACAGGCCGATTTAATTGCGCAAAATCAAGCGCAGGCAAACGTAGCTGCTATGCGTTCGAAACTGGAAGGAGAAAGGCTGCAAAACTTTGATTCTTCAATGGCTGCAGCAAGTGGAATCAGTCAAGAATTCGGAACTGTAATGGCAGATTTGGGTGATGGAATTGCTCAAACGGAATTTGGACAAAAACTAGAAGCACAATTTCCAGAGTTTGGTACTCTTGCTAGACAAATGGCAGCAGGAGAAGTGTCGTCAGAAGAATTTGCACAAAGAATGCAACAGTTAGCCCCTCAGCTAGAACAGTTTCGTGACGGATTTGGAGGCGCAGCAACATCTGCCTTAATGGGTCAAGCAGGATTTGATAGTTTACTAGCAGCTATTACAGACATCAGCAGTTTTGCCGCAAGAGCAGCTGATCCTGGCGAAATAGAAGCTGAACAAGAAAGAAGAAACACAATAACAGAAGAGCTAGGCGGATTTGCTCAGACAATCACTTCTATAAGATCTAGAATCACTGAAGCATTCCTTACAAGCGGCGTGTTTGAATCAATAACGGATACACTAGGAGGATTTCTAGATCATCTTAGCGAAAATGAAGGTGCTATAGATGGAGTAATGACAGGAATCCTTGATGCTATGCAGCCGGTAGTTAATTGGTTCGAAAACCTTATATCAGATATTCAAGAATTTGGATTTAAAGACACACTTGTTAATTTGTTTAAAGATATAACAGACGTTATAAAATCAACCTTGTTTGGCGGCTTAACTGGAAATCAACAACAAGAACAGTCTGCTCTTGAATCAGAACGCACTGCACTACAACAAAGCGGCACTAAGCCTGGCGGCGCCGGTGAAGGTCAACGACAGAGATTAGCAGAAATAAATGCAAGACTTGATGAATTAAAACAAAAAGGCGAAGGCGGAGGAATACTTTCTGGAATTCTAGGAGACTTTGTGTTACCTAGTGCTCTTGCTGCTGGCGGAGCATTAGCAGCAGGCGGTGTAGCAATATTAGGCTTAACAGCATTAGCCGGTGCTTTTACCGCTCTAGGAAATCCTGCAGCAATGGCCGGAATGGGAGCCGTTGCTGCACTGTTGGTAGGAACAGGTGCTGCAATTATGTTAGCAGGTGAAGGTGTAAATCTTGCAGGTGATGGCATACAGAAAGTAGCTACTGGTCTTGAAAAGATGAGCGAAATTAGAGATGTACAAAAACTACAAGATATAGGTGCATCTCTAGGAAATCTCGGCAGCGGTTTAGTTAAATTGTCAGCAGGCGGCGTATTAGAATCTATTTCTAGTTTCTTCGGAGCAGACTCGCCCTTTGAAAAAATAGTTAGCGGTGTAAACGAGTTCTCTGAAGTTGATAATGCGGCATTTTCTAATCTTATGATAACCAGCGATAGTCTTAAAAAACTCAGTGATTTAGATCTTGATGCGTCAGGAATGAAATCGTATACTAGAGCAGTAAAAGAACTTGCAACAGAGCTAGAAAGACTTAACAAACAAATGGACGGCGGCGAACAAAGTCTGTTAGATAGAATTAATCCGTTTTCTGATTCTGGAAGCGGTTCCGGTTCGCCAGCAGCGAACCAAAATAACGGAAATCTTCAGCAAGATGGCGTAAATACAACACTTAACAATATATTAGCAGTACTCATAGCGTCAAACGACATGAACAAAAAACAACTTAATGCTGCAAGAGCTGCCAGCGGAAACTTATTTGCAAGCTAATATGAAAGCTGTACTAATAAACAAGAGACTTATATAATGTCGTGGAAAAAATATTTTCAGCCTGTACCAACAGGAAACAACACAGAAGGCTCATACAGTCCTCTAGGATCAGGAAACGGACAATCACCAGGACCTGCAAGTTCTAATTACAATTCCTATCTGCCAGACGTTTATGTAGGTTCTCCTAATCGTGTAGAACGGTACGGCCATTATAACACAATGGATCTTGATTCAGAAGTAAATGCTGCGTTAGATATCCTAGCAGAATTCTGCACCCAACCTAATGATCAAAATGGTACTTCATTTAGATTTAATTTCAACAAAGATGCTACAAATTCAGAAGTACAGATTCTCTCTCAATATCTCAAACAGTGGTACAAACTACAAAAACTAGAAACAAGAATGTTTCGCCTTATTAGAAATGTTTTCAAATACGGAGACGAAATTTTTATTCGTGATCCAGAAACCAAAAAACTGTTTCACGTAGAAGCAGCAAAAGTCAACAGAATAATTGTAAATGAAAGCGAAGGCAAAATACCAGAGCAGTATGTTATACAGGATATAAATTTTAATTTCAAAGACATGATTGCTACTACACCGTCAGAAACAAACGGCAATATTCTAGGCGGTGGCTCCGGCTATCTAGAAGGCGGCGTAAGAGGCATGGTAGGTCAGTATCCGAAACAGAGCGGATCACGTTTTCAACTGGAGCAAAATGAAGTAGCAGTTGATGCAGAACATGTGCTGCATCTCAGCCTGTCAGAAGGTTTAGATAACAACTATCCGTTCGGTAATTCACTGCTAGAAACCATATTCAAAGTCTACAAACAGAAAGAACTCTTAGAAGATGCCATAATAATTTATCGTGTACAGCGTGCGCCTGAAAGAAGAGTGTTTTATGTAGACGTAGGCGGCATGCCTACTCACTTGGCAATGCAGTTTGTTGAAAGAGTAAAAACAGAAATCCATCAAAGAAGAATACCTTCTGCAACAGGCGGCGGCGCTAATGTTATAGACTCTGCGTACAATCCACTCTCAGTAAACGAAGACTACTTCTTCCCGCAAACAGCAGAAGGTAGAGGATCAAAAGTTGAAACACTGCCGGGCGGTACAAACCTTGGAGAAATTGACGACCTGCGTTACTTCACTAACAAACTCGTGCGCGGTCTCCGCATACCTAGTTCCTATCTGCCAACAGGCGCAGAGGATGGTGCTACTTCCTACAACGACGGCAGAGTAGGCACAGCATATATTCAGGAATTGAGATTTAATACCTATTGCGAAAGACTGCAAGGTTTGTTAATCGAAGGCTTTAACGAAGAGTTTAAACGCTATCTCTTAGAAAAAGGCGTGAACATTGACACAAACATGTTTGACCTTGAGTTTGAACCACCTCAGAACTTTGCTTCTTATAGACAGGCAGAACTTGACAATTCTCGTGTACCTACATTTACTCAGATGTCAGCAATTCCTTATATCTCAAATAGATTTGCGCTTAAACGCTTCTTAGGTCTTACAGACGAAGAGCTTGCTGAGAACGAAAAACTTTGGCGCGAAGAAAATGACGAAACTCTAAATGCCGAACCAGCCGATGCTGCTGCAGAAATGAGAGGTGCAGGTATAAGTTCAGCAGGTATCGCAAACGATGCAGGCAGCTTAGAAGACGAAGCACCACCCGAAGGCGGAGAAGACGGCGGGGACGCTGAAGGTGTTGACACCGCAACAGATACAGGTCTCGGCGGCGAAACAGGTGCGGAACCACCAGAAGGCGGATCTCCCTCGCCGTAGTAAATGACTATAAACAGTTTTTTATTAGACAAAAAATTAAAAAACTTAATAGGTAGAAAAAGTGACTGATAATAAAACAGTTTGCGCAGCCTTTTGGACTCATACTAATATCAGAGGCGGTAATAGGATTTTTCCTTGTTGTAGATATAAATCTTCAGTTCAACATTTTAACGGAGATGTACAAGAAATATTGTACTCTGACGAGTACAATATTCTTAGACAAAATAGTTTAGAAGGTATAAAAAATTCTAACTGTCAAAAGTGCTACGACGAAGAATCTCAAGGGCTTTCTAGTTTTAGAAACTGGTTCAACGAAAATTATTCTCGAGAGGAAGTACAATTAAAATATCTCGAAGCAGGATTTGATAATATCTGTAATCTAGCGTGCGACGGATGTTGGGAAGAATGGAGTTCTACATGGTGGATTAAAAAAAATCCAAACGGTGTGCCAAAGGCTGGAATTTTAAATACTGAAGAATTTTACAATGTTCCTAATACTTTAGAAAAAGTAGTTTTTCTCGGCGGAGAACCTTTGATGACAAACCGCCACAGAAAATTTCTACTAGAAATTAATCAATTATCGAATCTAGATGTATCCTATTATACAAATGGCATGTTCGACATTACTGATAAAGACAAAGAATTGCTTAACAAGTGTAAATCAGTAACCTTTTTTGTTAGCATAGATGCTGTAGGCAAATTGAACGATAGAGTAAGAACGGGAAGCAATTGGCCAATAATAGAAAAATTTGTCGATAATTGTCCATACAAAATAATCATTAATTCTGTAATTCATCGTAATAATTGGCATGGCATTATTGATCTATATAACTGGGTGCAAGAAAACAATTTTGTATGGAAATTAAATGTGCTTACTTTCCCTGAGAGTTTATCTATTACGTCGTTAGATGATAATATTAAAAAGGAAGTGTGTACGCGAGTAAACGAATTGCCAGTCGACAAAAAAGATTATGTTTTAAGTTTTTTAGGCAATTAAATATAAACCTTGTCTTTTTCTGCTCCTTCATACGGTCCAGTTTTAAATTCATAAATTAATGTGTCATCTTTGACTATTTTATAAGAATGTCCTCCACCTAAGGTAATTGTTACTTCGCCTTCTTTAATTATTTCGCTAGTTATAAAAGATTCATCTATATCATAGTACGAAACTTCTACTGCACCTTTTATTATTACCCACGCTTCTTGTGCTATTCTTTTGTCAAAGTTATTTTCTTTCCATAAGTGTTTATGTGCTTCAAAAACTGTATCAGTAACTCCTACAATTGCACTGCACTGCAGAAAATTATTGTCGTTAATTAGATCAGATCTTTTTTCTTTGAAGTCTTTTTTACTGTGGATAATATGCAATATCTGCGTCGGATCAACTTTGGATATTATTTGTTTCATTTTTTATTCTTTCTATTGCTTTGTAAAAAGGTAACGGCTTGTAGTTCGGAAAAACTTTTTTCAGATTATCTATATTTGGACAACGTCTAGCTGTGCTACCTGGTCTCCCTTCTTTTAAAATCCAATCTATTTTTTTATCATAGAGGATTTCTGCTATAGTGTTAGCCGCATCTAAAATTGTTATTTCTTCGTCGTTGCCAATATTAATTACAGACTTAGATTGTTGAAATGCTATAGAAAGCAAAGCATTTACTGCATCGTCAATATAACAAAATGATCGTGTTTCGTTATACCCAGTTAGTGTAAAGTCTTCTTTATCAATCTTTTTCACAATGTCATGCACAAAATGTCCTTGGCGACTATCTCCTCCAAAAACATTGAAGAATCTAGCAATAACATAATCTAAATTAGAATTTAGTATATAATTTTCTGAAATTATTTTAGAGAGTCTGTAGCTCCATCTAGGATTATGAATATTTTCTATAGCAACATCTGTTTCTTCTATTGTAGGCACATTAGCAGTGCCTGATATTACTTCACTTGAACTTGCATAAACGACCTTGGAGCCATTTAACTTAGCAAATCTAAAAGTTGCTAGATCTAACTCAAAATTATTTTCTATCACTTGGTTAGGCTGACTATAGAAATAATCTGTTCCGTTAATTGCTGCTAAATGAAATATAGTATCGAAATTGTTTTTATATTTTTTATAGAAATCTAATAGATTACAATTTATAATTTCTTTTTGACTCAGGCTGCCAGGTCTTGAAAGATTATCTACACCTGTAACCGAATAACCAAGTGTAGTTAATTTTTCATATGTGGCTTTGCCTATTAGTCCTGCAGCGCCGGTAACTAGTATTCTTTTCCGTTCCATACTTCGTTATTTTCTTTGATATATCTAAAAAGTCTACTGTCGATCTGATATTCATCTAATGTGCCTATTAAAAAATCAAGGTCTTTAGGCAAACACTTTCCACCAAATCCTCTTTTCCCATCATGACCAGGAACTTCCATATATGTTTGATCGTGTTGAGTTTGAAAAAACAACTCCTTAACTAAATGATAATCTGCATTTTGTTTTTGAGAAAGATCAAATAATATATTTGCAAAAGCAATTCTCAGAGTTGCATAATTGTTAGAAAACATCTTTACAAGTTCTGCTTCGTTTAAACTGCATACTTTGATCTCCATATTATCTAAAAATTCTGGTAGAATTGCTGAATCGTTGCCTACTATTACAGGACGTTTTAGACAATCAGTTTCCCAGAATCGTTCTCTCAGAAATTCTGGAATATACAGTATTGAAGTTCCTAATTCTTGTTCGATTCTAGCACAGGTACCAACAGGCACAGTGCTTCTAATTACGATTAAAAAAGATCTGTTAACGGATTGGAGATTTTTTAATTCATCTATCAAGATATCAACATCTCTATGATCATTCGTCGGCAGGCAACAAAATATAACATCGCAATCTTTAAGAGCAGATATTTCTGTTTTATTTTTTATATCGTGTACAGCGATGTTACAATTATTCAGTAGGCCTTTATGAGTAGCCATACCAACAAAACCATAACCTAAAATGCCATATTGGTGCATGTATAACTTCTTATTTTGATTTTGTATATATCGAACTATTATACAAACAAACATAGATAAGATTATTTCATTAATCGTTTTTTTCTTAATTAATCTTATTAAATATCTTTGAGGTAGCTACATGGACAAGATAAAAAAATACAAAAACTGGCAGGAATTTGGAGCAGAAAAAACAAAACTCCCTTGTTATTGGACAGAGAAAGATCTAGATTTTGAATGGACTGATACTGTTCAAACTGACGAAGTGCCCAAAGACGATGCTTGGGATATTTTTACTACAGATCAAAAATATTATCTACAAGATCTGCAAAAGTCTTGGGGTGTAAGTGATTCTGCTACTGATCACTATATGAGTTTTCAACCTCCCTTGCCTTATTCATTGTCGCACATTCTAGAACCTTATAAAAAATATTGTTATTCCTACAACTTTCTAAAATTATCTCCTGGTAATATGCTGGTGTGGCACTTTGATGCTTATGCTACTTTTGTTAAACGAGAAAATCTTTCAGAAGATTCTGCTGATAATATTTTTAGATCAGTTGTAATGCTAACAGATTGGGACTGCGGGCACGTATTACAAGTAGGAAATGATGTACTGTCACATTGGGAGCCTGGCGATGTGTTTACTTGGCAATCTTATACTTGGCATGGATTGTGTAATTTTGGAAAAAAAGATATAATTCTAGCACAAATTTCTTTTTTGAAAGACACTAGCTGAACTTTATAATGACAAATATACCTAATGATAAAAGAAGCATGCCTTATGGAAGCGCATTTTCTATTCAAGATGAAAAAACAGTTCAGTTACTAAATGAACCGTTAGATTTATCCGTTTTAGGTAAAGAAGATGTTATTGAAACTTTTTTAACAAAATATAAACAGTGGATTAAAACCACCTCTTTAAATCAAATACTCAATTTAGACGAATTTAAATATGCCTGTTACTCAAATGGAACAACAGAAAGTTTCGATAAATTTTATCTAAAGCATTCAAATCGAAGATTTAGATGTTTCAAAGGCGAGTATATGTACCACAAACTTGCTTGGAGAGCAGGATTTGACTGGTGTTACATAGAAGATGACGATTTAGAAAAAAACGATGCTGTTATTGTAAGCCTGCCGTTTGCTAATACCGGAAATGAACCCATTAAACTGGATTATCTTATGTCTACTTGTACAGAATTAGATATTCCGGTATTAATAGACTGTGCTTATTTTGGAATTTGTAGCGACATAACATTTGATTTTTCTTACCCTTGCATTAGAGAGGTTACGTTTAGTTTAAGCAAGATATTTCCAGTAAGTTATGCAAGGATAGGCATGCGGTTAACAAAAGAAGATGACGATGATACTCTATTTGTGTATAAAAAAATCAATTACATAAACAGATTAGGACCGTTGTTAGGTATAAGATATTTAGAAAGTTTCTCTCCAGACTACATTGTAAACAAATACAAAGATACTCAAAAAGAATTTTGTCAAGAATTACACGTAGATCAAAGTAAAACTGTGCTTTTTGGGTTAGGAGACGAAAGATGGAAAGAATATAATAGAGGCGGAACTGAGAATAGGCTTAGTTTTCATCGACAGTTTATAACAGGTTTATTAAAATGAGTGTAAAAACACATAACGATTGGGATCCTTTAGAAGAAATAATTGTAGGAACAGCAGATTACAGTATGCTACCTACTATGGACAAAAGCACCCATAGTTTTTGCTATGCTGGAAATACCTACGAGGAAATAAAACATCTTGAAGGCGAACATAGTGAAAAAATTAGAGACGAAGCAAATGAAGATCTAGAAAAACTAGCAGATACCTTAAAATCTCTGAATGTTAATGTTTTAAGACCAGATAGCATAGATCATAGGAAGACTTTTGCTACACCAGAATGGTCTACAACTGGTTGGTATACTTTTTGTCCAAGAGATTTGCTGTTACCTTTGGATAATTTGATTATTGATTGCCCTTCTCCTATGAGAGCTAGATATTTTGAAACTAGAGCATATTACAAGCACCTCTATAGATTTATGCAAGAAGGATCAGAATGGATTGCTGCACCTAAGCCAATACTTAATGACGATGGCTATCAATTAGAAGATGTTTCAGATCCTACACTATTGAATAAAGAAATTATATTTGATGCTCCTAATATCGTAAGATTAGGAAGAGACTTATTATGTCAGGTAAGCAATAGCGGAAACATGCTAGGGTTTCAGTGGCTTAAAACTATTCTAGAGCCAAGGGGATATAGATTACACATTGCAGAAAAATATTACAGTTTTGCTCATTTTGATAGCACTGTGATTCCTTTGCGTCCAGGGCTTGTTCTATTCAACGGCGATAGATTATCTGCCGACTGGTATCCTCCTATTTTTAAAGATTGGGACAAGATTTGGGTTACCGGTGACCAACTTGCTGTGCCAAACGCAAATCTAGAAAAAGGTATTGCGCCTTGCAGTCCCTATATTGGGTTAAATTTATTAAGCGTTAATCCAGAGTTAGTCATAATAGACGAAGAACAAACCGAAGTAAGACGAATTTTATCCAAGTATGGCATTGAAAGCATAGGACTACCAATGCGACAAGCAAGGACGATGAGCGGCGGCTTCCATTGTGCTACTCTTGATACAAAAAGAAAAGGAAATTTAGAAAATTATTTTTAAAAAGTGCAAAAAAGCAACTATAAAAAAACTTTACTAAATACTAACATGATACTTAGAGAAATCTTTTACTTTGATAGACAGACCATGGAGCCTAATCAGGACGATCGCTACGATCCTGTCTATGACGACAGTATTGTCAATATAGATGACACTAGAAAAACAAGACTCACTCTAAGACAGATTAATCGTGCAAGAAAATCTGCAGAATTGCATACTCAAGAAAAAAACAAAGAACTTGATTTTGTCCGTTCTATGTACAGCGCAGACGCACAGGCCGAGGCTGAAGGCGGACTATAAGTGGCTAAAATTGACAAAAGTCAATACACAAAATCAGAATGGCAGGTAATCAAAGAACAACGCCGTTTAGAAAAACAAAAACAGTCGTCTGAGACTGACATGCAACCAACTACTCCTCTAAAAACATTTCCGACGGACAGTCATTGTGCGTTTGTGTTAGGTAATGGTACCAGCCGAAAAGGTATAGAAGTAAATGAGTTACAAAGTCGAGGCAGAGTTTATGGTTGCAACGCTTTATATCGCAACCATAAGCCCGACTATCTTGTAGCAGTAGATGTAAAAATGGTAGCAGAAATTGCCAAAAGTGGCTATCAACATCGACACGAAGTTTGGACTAATCCTAATAGATCCTTTTCTAAATTTCACAACTTAAATTTCTTTCATCCTGCAAAAGGCTGGAGTTCAGGACCAACCGCTTTATGGCTTGCTAGTCAGCACGGTTATCACACTATTTTTATTCTAGGCTTTGACTACAAAGGCCTAGACGACGGTAAAAAATTCAATAATGTTTATGCAGATAGCATGAACTACAAAAAGTCAAGAGATAGTGCTACATTCTTTGGAAACTGGCTTAGACAGACCAAAACTGTTATAAAAGATCACCCTAATATCCAGTATAAAAGAGTAATAACAGCAGATAATTACTGCCCTGAAGAACTAAATAGATTTGACAATTTTAAAACAATTCGTCGAGAAGATTTCGAAAAAATCTTCAATTTAAAGTAATTTCTCACCAAAACGGCT